AACTTTCATTAAACAAAAAGTAATACTTGAGTGGGATCTTATGAGTTGATGCTAACATACTCAGGTCATTTGTTGACTTAGTATATAAACCAGTACATTGACCACCATACATTGGTGTACCAACGAATAGTCGTTGTTTCTGTAGTTCTTCAGTTTTTACTTCAAGCTTCATACTCTAATTTGCTCCAAATCGTTTTCTGCTCGGACAATTGATTGTAGTCTTAATACGTCAGCCAATATATCCCACGAGCTATCATGTGCTTTAAATACTGAATCCCACTTCTCATCATTTTCACAAGGTGCAAATCCATTCTTCTTTAATTCAAAATTGAACTTTGCGTCAATGTAAGTTCTTGTGTCTCTTACTGAATAGAACTTAAGGTGAGAATTCATGTGTTGTTGTTTACCTTGAGAGGCGTATAATCTAGCAAGAATGATTGGATCAAACGTATTTGATCTTGACCACCAATATTTAATCTTTGGAGAATCAATAAGGAAATCGGTAAACTGTTTAACGAAATCCTCAACAGAAAGATCAGAAGTCTTAGGAGCAATGTTTGCCCTTACTTCCTTACTCTGTTCACTCCAAAACTTTAGAGTAGATTCATTGATTTTCCAACCATACTTTTGCACTTGTTCTTTAACGTTAAGTTTAAACTTCCGACACTTAGAGATATCACTTAATGTGTATGGATCGTCAGAGACCATCTTATCCCAATCGAATACCATTGCTGATACGTCAATCACTGCACAATCAGTTACATCTTGACCCATTGTCTCAAAGTCGAAGATTAAATCTTTTCTCATACTATATTCCTTTGTTTAATATACTATTATAACACAGTTTAGTCATTGTGTCAACAGTTTTATGAAAAGAATTCAGTTAAATTTGGACGCATATCTTTTCCAAGAGGATCCATATGAATTTCTTCTTTGTGGTTGTTTTGACGCAGGAATGTTGTATCAGATAGTTCTAATTCACCACGAAGGAACTTAGCAATTTCACCATGAATACTAGCAGATGTAGGAACAGGTACGTTTTGAGCAATATGATTTACTTTCGTAACACCACCGACAAGTTCAAAATCTTCAGGGAATCCCATCATGTGTAATGCTTCACGAATTGTCATTGATCTTTCGTGTACAGGATGAATTGAATCAACCATGTTACGACCAATCACTGCATTCATATATTCACCAAAGACGTGAACTGAACCATCCCAAATACCTTTGCCATCAGCAAACTTCATAATAGCATGGTCAGATAGTTTAACGCCTTTCTCATTGTTAGTATCTTTAAACCATTTATTGGCTTCTTCTAACATGCCGTTACGTTGAACCCATTGGAAGGTTGATTTAATATCTTCTTCAATACAGACTACACGTGGATCACGATTAGTTTTTGCTTTGATGAATTTGTAATAAGGTTCAGTATCAATATTCTTATTAATAATCAAATCTTGTTGTAATGCACCTTCAGGAATCTCAGCAAGATGATCTTTAAATGATTTACGATCTTCTTTGAACCAATTCATAACTGGTGCAGTTGGTGATTTCCATCCGACAGCAAATGTACGATCTCTTGCTTGAGGTAGACCATGATATTTAGAAGATGTTTTATATAGAGTCAAACTATATCCACGTTCTTCACAAATCTTATAAAGGTTTTCAGCAACGCCTTGACCTTTCTTTGTATATAATGCAGGAGCGTTTTCAACCACAACAACTTTTGCACCAAGACGGTCAATGCCATCTTCAAATACCTTATACATCCATTCGTTCTTTGCACAACCTGAACCTTTTACTTCTTCAGATTTGCCAGTGTTCAATTGAGATAAAGCAGCACAAGGTGGAGTACCAGAGACAACATCAACCTGTCCTCGTGGTTCTTGACCGTTGCCTGCGTCTAGGAGTACATACTCAAGACCTTTAGTGTGAGTGACATTCTGATAATTCAGATAGTGTCCATCGTTTGCTGCGAAACCATCATACGAATATACTGCTTCAGGTGGATTGCCAAAAGCACGTTCTGCTCCAAGCATTTGTCCACCAATTAAAGGCACGAGAGGCGCCCATGTTATTTTCTGTGTCATTATTCAACTCCATTACGAAAAAATTTAATTGTTCTATTATTAATTATAATTCCAAACCGGCGAACTGTTTTACAAAGTGTTTAACACGATTATGTAAAAACGATCCATCAAACAGACCATCGCTTTCTAAGAATCTCCAAAGTTTATCCTGTATAGCTTTACGTTCTTCAGGGTTTGATTCAAGGTAATCTATTTTTTCCCACATATCCTCAGCACTCTCAATTCTCAATATCTTAGGTATCGGTAAAATACTTTCAGTATCGTATCCTGGGTGAAAGAATGGAATGATACCATATACTATCATCTTCCAAAATTTCTGAGTGACAAAGTTACCTGTAGGTTGATGCGGTGGTGGAATGATTGTATACTTTGTTCTATAAAATTCATCTTCCACTTCAGCAATTCTTTTTTCCTCAAACATATGTGGATACTGAGTAGTAAATTCTTCAGCCCATTTTCCATATACTTTAACATCGGTACGTCCTTTATCAAGAAACCAATCTTTAATAAATCCGTCTCGAGATTGACCACCATTCAAACCAATAGTGAACAGGATATCCTTATCTATATCTCTCCAATCAACTTTCTTTTCATTAAGCATAAAGATTGTTTCGATTGCAGCATACCTGTGATCTTCTTCAACATCTATTCTATTCAAAGAATCGTCATACGCAGCAATTCTTTTTGTTTTAAACTTGCCTTCAGTTTGACTCATTACAACTTTAGGTTCATTCAATATATCTCTTGCGATAGAAGGAACGTATTTAGGATCTCCACACAAGCCAACCCAAGGAGTTTGTCGAATATTTAACACGTGCATAATCGGTGCATAATAGTTCTCAAACATTTCCAAGGATTTTGCTGGTGCAGTTCCATCAAGTCGCATAATACCTTTGTTAGAAATACCAACATTAGGCATTGGACCATAATAGATAAGACCTAGATCAAACTGTAGATCCATATTATCAAGTTTAGTTAATAACCAATCATGAATAGCAATACCTGCAGTATCATTTGCTTTCTTATCCCAATCGCCAAATAGATCTATAATGTTACTTGGTACAGCAGGTTGACGTTCTTCTCCAAAGAAAACATCGAGAGTATCGGTATTTTCTTTTGCCCGTACTCTTGTTAGATCTGAACGACCAATTAGATAAAAGTTATGTTCAGGATGGCGTTCAGCCAACATAGTATACATCATAGGCGCTTCTTCATCGCCTGCTGTCATACTACGACCTTTTTCGTTAAAGTAAATCGAGCGACCAATCTTACCAATTACAATATTCACTGCCCTTTCCCCATTTATGTAGAAGTCTTTTACCTAGATAGTACAGATACATTGAATATGGAAATTCATGTAGTGCAGCAACATTTAGATATATTAAAGCGGTTAATAACTCAACTCTTTGAATGTCGAATCCATTTTTATTTAGCCATTTATAATAATCTTGCTCAGCATCCACCAGGATAGAAGGACGATGAATATCAATAGTGACGTTCTTTGAGTCAGAATAGTCAACACTAAACAAATCACGATGAACCATACCATGAGAAACAATTAATCCATGATTGAATTTAGCAAGGTCATAATAAGCATCGCCTATTTCAAGATTACCTTTACCAAAGTTTTGTCTCCAATCAATTAGAATAGGATCGCCGTTAGAATCAATCAAAATATTTTCGTTATGGAAATCACCATGGAACGCAGTAGCATACGGATCAGTACAAAGTAGATCCCAGTTAATACCGTCAAGTAATTCTTGAGCAGTTGGAACGTCAATTCCGTTAATCTTTCCTGCTTGATCCATTACTTCGTATTTACTATGAAACATATCAACACGGTCTTGTGTCTTTGTTTGATAGAAATCATAACAAGAAGCAATAAGCTCTGGTGTTGCATCAGTTAGATTAGGTTGCCACATCTTTGCATTAATAGAATCTAATACATGATTCATTACAGGTTCGCTGATTTCATTACTAAGCAGATCGCCTTCAATCATATCATAGACATATAAGTTAGTATCTGAATACGTAATCTTTGGAAACAAATCTTTATCGAGAACTTCCAATCTTTTAATACGATCCGATATAAAAGTTTCATCAATTGAGAACTTAATTACTTGACCGTCTTTAAACCAGATTGCTTCGTTTTCTTTTTCGAGAATATTAAATTCATGTTCGTCTAATGTTTCTCTTGTCTTGCTAAGAGATTCCATATTACCAATATCACACCATGATTTAAATTCAATGGCTCTTATATTTGATAGACCTTGCATTCCATACGACTCACCCATAGATACTGCTTGAGGGCTTTCCATGTCTTGCCAGAACTTACGGTAATCTTGAATACCAGCAATACCAATGTAGACATTACCGTCGTTCTCAACTCCTTTCGCATTAATGTTTCCGACTTTATTTTGACAGGTTCCTTTATCGTGTACGACACTCAATGTACGATATTGAGTTGTGTCTCGTTCGCCTTGATAGCGGACTTTGTTATATCCCATCCAATTACCAAACTTTGCCATTTCAGAAGGATCTAAATTACAAGGGTCATTAGGAATAACAGTATCGTTAGATACAAATATGAATGGACACTGCAGCCTCTTTTTGGCGCAGTTTAAAGTGTATCCAAGGCCTGATCCTTCGCCTTCCCAATTGTCTACTTCAATAAATTTTATGTTTCTCTCAGGAAAGAATGCAGTCACTACCTGACGAACGTAATCGCCTTTATAACCAAGTAGGATAATAATTTCTTCTGCATCAGGAAAGTTGTCAATGATATGAGCGATTGCTGGTTTATTATTAATCGTCACCAACGCTTTATTCATAAATTTAGTATAAGGGCCGATTCTCGACCCAATACCTGCTGATGGAATAACTACCTTATACATGCAT